TATTGTTGAATGCGTTTTTAACCACAGTGCCATCAGTCATAACCTTGTATTTCTTCTTTGGACCATTATAATGTCCATACAATATATCGAATTCAATCCAAAGTTCGCCGACACAGGGTTTAGCGGCTTCTTTTTCGGTAAACGCTCTTCTTTCTATGCCGCTGTCACTTATATCAAGTAGAGCCGTCCCCTTCAGGCTTCCCAATCCTATCGGGCTGAACAGCTTCGCTAGCTTTTCTGGCGCAATCGACACAGACCCACCTATCGCCAATCAGCTTGAAACAAAAAGCGGCTTTGGAACACTCTGGGCAGATTTCTTCGGTGTGCATTAAAACTTTGGTCCACGCAAGAAGCCAGGCCCCATAAGACCATTCGGGCCAAACTTGCGCCTACGGCCAGGTTGGCCCTTCTTTTTCCCGATAGGGCCGCGAGCAATGCGACGTGGTTTCTTTTGTCCAATTACTTTCTGTAGTTTGCCACGAATAGGCATCAAATTCTCTCCTTAAATACCTTCCCAAACCCCATCATTGTATAGGACCATAATTGTTCGGGTCTGTCGATCTCACAAAACTCTCTAAATGATATTTGAAAAGCAGTATTAAGTCCACACTGTATTACCAAGCTGTCCTTTGGTGGGAGTTCCATCAAGATATTATTAATTGTCCTTAGTTTTGAATATCCCATACCATCTAGTTGAATAACGTGCCTATCTCTCATCGTCCTTATTACAATCCAGCCTTTCTCACATATAGTTTCCCTAGTCTCACCGGGCATGTTTGTGTTCAACCATTCGCCGTGCGTCTGGTTTCGAGGAAGTTTAAATAGTCGGCGATCAGATGTTAGGAAATAATTGTCTTCGAAAATCATCATTCGAAGTAGAATCTTAACTGCTTTTCGCCCAAAACAATAAGTTCATTCTCCCCAACACCAAATGCTGCCGGGTCAGCCAACTGGTTTGTCTTGAGAATGTCATCTGTTGGGCTAAATATCGTCACAAATTTGACACCATCTACCTGTTGAATAACATTATATACATCTGATAGGTATAACTCCTCGCCTAGTTCAAAATTTGCAACATCAAAGAAATTATCTATCGCATCTTCTACGTTGTTCTTGACAACAGAAGCGTCGGAGTTACGACTCATCACAATATTAGCATTGATGTCTATGCGCTTAATCTCACCATCCATAACACGGACTTCATCGGTGATCACATTAATCTCTTCAAGATAGCTCACAAGCCCTTGTTTTAGCCCAGCACTTGGCTTTACAGGTCCCTCAGCCCCCTCGGCCAACACGTACACTTCCACAATATTGGCGTTAAGTGATGTCCGCACTGCCGCAACCGATTTTAAGACAGCACCATAGACCGGATGAGAAAATCCAGAGGCCATCTCTGCATAATCAGACCCAGAGACAGCAGCATTAAGAGTAGCCGACTCTCGTGGTGCCCTTTTCTTGGCGTTGTTTAACGTCTCTCTATCTTCCCCGCCAGACGACGGATTGGTATTCCTGAAGGTAACTTCAACAGCGGCAGAAGCAGGTGGCTCTGGATTGATTGGCCGACTTTCATTGATCCTATTCGAACCAATCCTCCCACGTATACCACCACCAACACGATATGTCGTACGAATTGTCTCACCAGAGAGTGGGGCCTTACCAGCAATATCGTCGCCGAATTTTATCTTAATACCATTTTCTAGCCTCACCACCTCGTACACTTCGTCTTCAGGACCAGATCTTTCGACGACATCAACTCTATTCCATCTGGTGGTAACATTGTTCGTTATAATATCAACGAAAATTGGACTATCCAAGATGTTGCCATCACTAGTGATGGTGATTTCTTGATTGGGGCCGCCAGACGACACCACCTCATATGGTGTCTCAAAGCGACCTTCTATGCCGAATGCCACAATTCCACGCTTTCCTGGCAGAATCTGGATGGAATCTGTCCAGTTATCCGGGGCACGATAAATCTCATATGTAAGAGCCTGTTCGTCAGGACCAGTCAGATTAAACGTTGTACCTGCAGGGACGTTAAGCGAGGTCGGAAGAGCGGAAGTAACACTGACTTCCACATCAACAGTCGCTGGTGTTGCAGGGTTGATAGCTTCATTGATCAGAGATAGGTGGTTGGCAACTGCTTCCTCGGTGAAAGATGTTGGGAGAAATGACTCTTCCACCAGCACGTCAGCCCGTTCCGATATAATAGAACCAACATACGCAACAAGATCCATCAACATCACAATACCGTTGTTCTCGACCCAGTCATTAAATTGATCGGGATAGTACGTTCTAATATATTCAACGCATGCCCTAATTAGGTTGTTGAATTCTAGCGCTGAAAAATTTATCCTGCGCAAGCTAGCCTCAGGCAATTTTACACCAAATGCCTCTGGCGTGTTAGGCAGATCAAAAAATGTTTCTTGCATATCGGCCACTACGCTGCCCTCAAGAATGCGATGCCGCCTTGCCCGTCGACGCCTATCTGGATATTAAACTTGTTGTTTGGTTTCAAGTTGACCTTGCCAAATAAATTGATGATTAGCATGTTGTCGTCCTGCTTGGGCTTAATAATCAAATCAACAACAGTTACTCTAGGCTCGTATCGCCCTATGTTTGTAATAATTGCATCTCTAATTAAAGCAAGATCCGCATCGACAACATTTTCAAACTGCAGCGATGGGATCGGGCTACCAAGAGCGGGTTTCATGACTCGCTCGCCAAAATTGGTAAGCAGCAATTGTATCAAATCATTTTTGACCAATTTTGTGTCTTGCTGCATTGGCAAAACACTGCCATCTTTTAAAAATGGCGCGTTAAAACCATACCATATAGCCATGCTACCTCACTAGCTGAGACACTGCCAGCAATTTATCTTCGATGGTTGACGCCAAGGCCTCAAGCGAATTCGTCTGTACGATAAGCGTTGATTGCTCGTCTTCTGCATTCTGCTTCGTTTGTCTGATTTTGGCTGCGAAATCTTCATCTTCACCGAGTGCCGCGATCGCGCTCAAGGCCTTGTTAGCTTCATTTATTGTTTTCTGCAGTTCAACAATAGACGATTTGTTGTCAGCGATTTGGTTTTGGGTATCGGTCAATTGGATCTCAAGCTGTTCCTTTAGAGTTGCTGAATCCACTTGTAGCTGTATCGCCTCAGCCTCGGTAAGACCAAGGGCTTCGAGGTCGAGAAGATTGGTATTGTGTTGAATTTCTACCCTGTTCGGCACGCTATCAACACCTGAGACCGATGGTTCCTCATCAGTAAACTCAAGCACCTGGCCAACTTCAAAGAGTTTGGTTGATCGACCAACAGCCGATACCCCACCAGACGTCAGAGTGTACACCAGATTGCCCATTGTAGCTCTGCGTTCTTCTTGATTGTAGTGTTTAGTCGATCTCTTCTTCAATTTTTCAGCAACAGGATAAATGATGAAATTGCCTTGAGAGGTTGAAGGATTATTGTTAGAAATAGTATATGTAACATTCCCTTCATCAGATGGCTGCTTTGGCAACTGATCAACATATAACCCAGTTGGGTAGCGAATTATCATGATGTTATCCGGTCGAATAATTCTATGTATTCCGGCCTAATGTTGTCGTCCCTATACTGAACCACATCCTGATCATCCGGATCTTGCTCGAGGGCTTCGCCATTATCAACAGCAACTATCCGATAGATCAGTTTGTCGCCACCATATTTTTGTACACTGGTCTCAGCAAACTGTTCACCTTCTGCTCGCTCTTGCGTTTTTGATAATGGGATGTACAGCGCTGGATCATCGGGGTTCTGCATGGGATTCGACAAAGCCAATCTATTCAGGCCATTCTGTGAAATGTCATCTTCATACAAGGAAGAAGTCCCAAACCATAGTATCCCTGTCCCTGGCGCAAACGGGTCTAGCGGATCAACAACGGGGTCGGCAGGTCCTGGAGGATCAGACGATGGCGTATTGACTATTCCTGGATCTCCACCCGTGTCAGGATTGAAGACATCTGGGTTGTCGCCTGTTTCAGGGTCCATGCTCGGAGGGCTGCTATTGCTGTTACCCTGGCCTGGCCCACAGTGCACAACACTAGAGGGCACAGGACCCTTTTGCGGTTTAGTTGGATCGCATCCTCTTTCTTTGTCGAAATCTTCAGGTTTAACCGGCTTACACTGCATAGGAGATGGCGACCCAGGCGATGGCGAGCCTCCGCATTTTGCTGTGCCAGCTATGTGACGCGGGATGTAAACAGCGGGGTGCCCGCCACACCGCGTCTGCATGTACATGTTCATAGTTTTAAGAGTGGGGCCAGCATTTACGACCGCCCCCTTAAGATTAATAGCACCACCAGCAGACACATCAAAATTTCCACCGGCTTTAATTTGGACATTACCACCAGCAATCATCTCGATATCTTTTTGTGCAAATATTTGCACACTTTTCAAGCCGTTTCTTATAACAATATAGTCAGTGCTATCATTGATGCAAATGTACTTCTGTTGCTTCTTGCCACGCCATACAGCGAAGTTGTTTTCTTTAGACATCCAAAAACCGCGATCCTCTGAGTCTCTAGTTTCAACCCAAGTGCCGCCGCACGAAGGATCACCCTCCCCATCTCTAGCTTCTATTCCTTGTCCCTTAGGGGTTTTGACCCTAAGGTATTTGTTTTTCTCGTCCAAGACTACATGGAAAGACTTGCCTTCAATGTTTTGACCTTTAAGAGTCTTTAATGAGAAAGGCGTCCTCTTATACGGCCCATCAAATTTCCTAGCAACAGTCTGTGGCGGCTTGGTTGAAAGAGCAACATAGTCGTGTCTCTGATTAAGTTCTAAAGCATGGCCGGTAGACGTATAGAGCATCATCCTCTGCAATTCGTCCTTTAGATTGTATTCCATTCCATAATAGTGCCCATCACGCCAGCCACCCAGGAATATACCATTTGGATACGG